AGAAACCAAACCCCGGCACGAAACGGTAGTGTACGAAGTGACTACGCTTTTCTTTGTTCGGGTCTTTTTGTTCATAGTTTCTACGAATACTTAGCACTTGCCTTGATTGTTCTACTACTGTAACAATATAAGGAAGTGATTCATCTGTACCTTCTATGTCGAGATAGCAATGCTGCTCTAGTAGTAGGTATTGTGGATCGTTGTCAGAAGAAGGAGACATACCAATAATGGTATCTAGCTTCTGTGTAAATCCTGTAACATTAATTTCATCTGGTTCTGGTAGTTCTACATCATCGTAGACACCAGCCTTTATATCTTTCTGCATATCAACAGGACTACGATAGATAAGATGTGTGTATCTATCAGCATTTCTAAGATCAGTTGCATAGTAAGACACATAGAATTGATCAATAGGAATGAACTCAGAGACAGGCCGTCTTAGAGTAGCACTATAGTAAACCTTCTTGAAGGCAGAGCCTATCAAGGGGAGATGGAATAACATTCTTTCAAACTCATCGAAGTACTCTGGCATCTGCTCAGTTACCTGATAGTTCATGAAGTTCTGTACTCTATTAGCTTGCATCTCTTTCTCAGGGGTAGACTTACCCATGATGTTAGCTTTGACAGGACCACTGGCAGGGAAGAGTTCTGCCGAAGCCTTGGATTGAAACTTAACTGCTGACTCTATGAGCAATGGGTGTACGGCTGTACATGCACCATCAAAGGGATCTGTTCCCGGCTCTAGCTTAAGACCTAGTAGATCGAAGCCACGTTCAAACATAGACTCCCATTCTGCTCTGGAATCTTTATCAGCTTGAAAACTATTTATAACATTATCAGCTATCTCATCTAGTTCTTCTTGTTCTATAGTTTCAGTTAAATTATTATACCATTCTTCTATAGCTTGTGAAGGAGACATCTGTATATTTTCTTCTTCTGAGAAGTCTACTATTACTCCACCATCTGTAGGATCAACTTCAAAGGTAGCATTCATTTCTTCATCTTCTGACACCATAGGAACTACATTACCTATTTCCTCTGGTATCATATCATATGGATTACGTTCAGTTGCCATGTTCTATCCTATACAGTTCTATAATTTCTGCCATAAATTTTCTTAAATTTATCTTGACCACTAATATTATCAGCTAACTCTAATCTATCTGTAGGCTTTCTTCTCTTAGCTAATAGAGCAGCCATGCCTGTTTTTTCTGGTTCAACTACTGGACTTGCTTTTGCTTGTTGTACTGGTCTGCTTCTGCGTCTTTTTTCTGGAATATCATGGCCTTCATCATAATTAAGATTTGAGAGATCTATATAAGTAAGTGATCCATCTTCATTTAAACTAAAAGTTGAACCTTCTCCATTTTGTGTTGTAATAGTTCCTATACTTTTAGTTGGTATAATAGCTTGAAGTATTTGTAAAGGTATAGAGGAACCTAATATACTAGAAAGAAATCCATCCATTTGATTAGGAGGTGTATAGACAGAATCTGATTCTACTATTTTTTGTCGGATGTCTGGGATATCATCTTTAGTAAGTATAGCTCCTTCTTTATTTTTTCCTCCGAATAAGTCTGTAAAGAATCCAAAAAATTTTCCTATTCCAAAATCATTTGCGTCTTCTTTGTTTATTTCTTTTTCTTGTAATTCTCCTTGAGCTTGCCTCTCCATTATTTTATCTTCTTTTTTTCGTTTAAGAATATCACTTATACCTATAGTATGTTGAGTACCTTTTTCTAATGCATCTAATAATGTTCCTGCTGGTCCACCATAACTATAGCCATCTTTAAAACCTGCTTGCATAGCTGCTAAACCACCCGGAGTAGCCATAGCTGCTACGAGTATATCTTCAGCTTGATTAATATTATAACCCTTACTCATTAAATCATTTAAGTAAACATATTCAGATTTTTCATAGCCTTTCTCATTTAATCTTCTGTTAATAGCTGCTCGATTCTCTTGATTTTCTACTCCAGTTAGTTTCGGTCCTAAAGATAGCCCACCCAAGGGATTATAAATAAATTGTCCGGTCTCAGTATAGTTCGGACCTTTAGGACCATATAAAGATTTATATCTTTCATCTGTTACATCATTACTAGGAGAATATGAATCTATAGGTCTATCCTCTCCACTTGATCCATACTTTGGTCCCATTCCTATATTTACATCAAGAGCAGCAGTAGGGGCATTAGGATCATATCCGGTTGTCCAAGTTTTTGATGGAGGAGCAGGGTTAGGATCATATCCGGTTGTCCAAGTTTTTGATGGAGCAGCAGGGGCATTAAACTTATCTTCAAGACCTTTACGATCATATCCGGTTGCCCAAGTTTTTGATGGAGGAGCAGGGTTAGGATCATATCCGGTTGTCCAAGTTTTTTTATCTGTATAATCAATTTTATTGGCAGAAGCTTGAGCAGCAGCAAGTTGAGCAAGATCAGAAGCTTCCGTAGCTGTTCCAAAACCTCCACTAGGCGTAATATCATCCCAATATGGATAACCACCTACAGATCTTTGTGGAATTGGCAATGCATCCTGCATCTTATAATCAGAATCCCAAGGAGGTTCTTCTCCCTTCCAACTCTTTAGACCAACTCTACCAAGCATCTGATTCCTAGCTAAATTATTTATATTTAGGTCATCTCCCCTCCACCAGCTTTTTACTTCATCCCAAGTAGATGGGCCTGTATCTTCTCGATCACGATCACCTCTAAGTTCATCAGCTTGAACTGCTCTAATATCTGCAATTTCATCTGCACTATAACCTAACTCACTTAAACCGGGAGTTCTGGTACTGCGAGACTGAATTGGTGCAGACTCTCTAGACATAGCTTCTTCCCATTGATCTTGGTAAGATCCACTTGCAGCAGGATCACTAGCATAATCGTAACCACCTGCTTCATTAAAGGTCCATGCATAATCCTCATCACTAAGACCACCTTCTTGTCTATAGATCGTAGGAAGACCACCCTGACTCATAGGTGAGGCAAACGCAGTATTAGCATTAGGATCAGCAAAAGAATTGCTTTTACGTCTAGACATATCCATATAGGCATCATCAAGACCCCCACCATATTGCATTGGTAGAGTATCTTCTCCATTCATATTATCTATTAATTGAAATAGTTTTTGTTTAGCTCTAGATTCAGCCATGCTGCTCCCCTTTATTTAATCTTCCCTCTATTATACCATACTTTTCCCATATTCCCAAACAAAATATTAATGAGTTCTTATAAACTCTAAAAGGTCCAATAAGTTTTAGAAGCTTGCTTTGGTTCATCTTCCCACTCAGGATCATCAGGATGTTCCAGATGCCATGATTCTTTCATATAATGTATAGCCATTGTCATAGCATCTACCTGATCATCATGGGCAGCATTTGGAAATCGTATGAGTTCTTCTATGAGATCCTCTGACCACTTCTTATTCTTGGGTATCCATACTCTACCTGCTTCCATAATAGGGGATGCTGCATAAACTCTGGATACTTTATCTCTATCTGGTAGATATTCCATCACAGGTAGCCCTGCTCTACGCATATCCTGTATGAGTGACTGTCCACTAGCCTTCTTCTCCACCATACATACGTCAGGTTTGTTCTCAGCATACAGTTTCTGTGCTAGTTTGCGTAGTTCTGGGTACTCAAACCTACCTTTGACGTTACCTAGAAGGATTAGGTTGGCAACATAGTTCTCATATCCAGAATCATCCTGATCAAAGACATAAAATATGCCCCATGTCTGGATGACACTGTAATCAGCCGTAGTTCTGGTGGAAAATGCGGTGTCATAGGTCTGTATGACAAACTCACAGCTAGGTGGGTCTTCTTCTTCCCACTCTTGCAGCCATTTCTTCTTGATTAGACCCCCTTCTTCAGGAGTAGGGTCTTGCATGTAGAGTGAGTTCCAGTATTTGCTACCATTACTGGCTTTAATCTCGTGTTCGTCTATCCTGAGTACTTCTTCTGGCTTCCATTCAGGGAAATAACTGCTACCTACAGGTAAATCCAGTAGTTCTGCTGATTCTTCATCCAGCCATGCAGGTATCTTAACTACATCCCAAGGGATAATGTCATAATCACCTGCGTTTTCCTCTTGCTTAAGTAGCCAGCCACAGAGATCATCGTAGTGATAGCGAGTATTAATGATTAAGATGGAGCCATTAGGCATGATCCGTGTACGTAGACCAGCAGGATACCATTCTTTTACATATCGTCTACCTGCTTCTGAGTAGGAATCTTCTTCAGACATCACATCATCAAGGATTGCCACATGCGCTCCACG